AGGCCTACTGCTACCAGGGCCATCCTCAGTCCAGTGAGAATGTTTGGACAAGTCCACACAACAGCGGGGTTAGGCAGTGCCGCCTCTGCAACAGGGACCGAGATAGACGTCGCGCTCACGGCAGCAACTCCGTCAAGGCGCCAACTGAAATGATGACGTTGGATCTCGGCTGACCCGTATCTGGATCCGTGATCCCGCCACCGCCACCGTCGTCAAACGACCCGAAGACAACGACGCCGCTCCCGGATATGCGATGGCCCGTTGCATGGATAGCTGTCGAGACCGCCCCGGCGAGCGCGGCCGCGGCTTGGTGGGTCGCGGCATAGCATGACGCCACCAGTCGCACTTCCTGGATCGGCGCGCGCTTGAGCCGCGAGTGGCCGAGGGTCGCAATCACCACAAAGGGCACATAGCTGCCCGGGCCGAGCGCGTCGCCGGGAGCAGGCTCGCCACCACGGACGCGGGACGTGATGGCAGCCACGCCTGGATCGTCGCGAATCTCGGTGAGGATGCGACCCAATGGGTCCACGAGGCCCATCAGCCGCTCGCCTTCGCGGCCGCGATGCGCGCCTTGATCTCGGCGCTCTTCATGGCTCGCTGCGGAGCGGTCGCGGCGCGCTTGTTCATGGCCGCCTGCACGTACGGCCCGGTGTCGCCGATGTTCGCCATCAGCGCCGGCGTGAGGAACGGCTGGGCGGCCATCTTGATCGTGCCAAGCTCGTTGAGGTGCGCGAGCGGGCTGCTGAACCACACTCCGAGCACGGCCTGGTCCTTCGGCGTCTTCATGCCGCGCGGCTTGCCGGTGCCGCCCTCTTCGCCGCCGACCTTCTTGCCGAGGGCGTAGACGACCGCGTGGCCGGTGTCCGCCATCATCGGGACACCGCGCGCGGCGGCCGCCTCCGGGTCACGTGGTGCGTTGGCCTGCGCCTCGGCGATGATCCGCTGCCCGAGCTCCAGGAGGCCGTCGGCCATGCCAAGCTGGAGCACGTCGAGGGCGGAGCGGTTCATGATGACCCTGCTGCGCCTGTTGGCGATCGTGCGGGCGGAGGCGACCTTCGGGCTGGGCATGGCTACGTCACCGCCTGGAGCGCGAGTTCGAGATGATGGCCCTGCCCTGCGGCGTCCGGCATCGCGAGGACGTCGTACCGGATCCCGCCGCGCTCGATCCAGTCGCCGGTCGTCAGCCCTGCGAGCGGCCGCATGTAGCCAACGTGGGAGCCGACGACTGCGCCCGCCTGGCTGGCCAGCGCGACCTCATGCGCCTTGCGCGGCTGGATCAGGCCCTTGACCGTGGCGACGGTGACGACGGTCGTGACGGGCTGGTTGTATTCGTCGTACGTCGGCGGGTCGGCGACCGCGTTGCGCTTCACGGTGAGGGTGTGGCGCAGGAGGGAGTCGAAGCTCACGACGGCTCCCATCCGGTGCGCAATCGCAGGCTGTAGCCGGGTCGACGGATGAGGATGCCGCGAGCCAGACCGGAACGGCTCAGGCGGCCGGACGAAGCGCCACGGTCGTAGCTGTAGTCGCCGATCGTCTCGGAGTCGTACCCCGACTCACCGACGGTGCCCCGGATGAGTTCGAGGATGGCGCGCTTGACCTCGGCCGCATCCGAGGGGGTGTAGGTCACGGTGACGGACCCGCTCCAATACCCCACGAGTCGCCGGATCTGGCCGGTCGAGGGTGTGAACAGGTAGTCGGTGCCCGCGACGAGCGGCGACCCGTCGTCGGTGAGGACGACAGAATCGGTCCGCCGGCGCAGGTGGAGCGACGTGTCTCCGATGCCGGGCGTGAAGGTATCGGTGCGCTCGCCCGTGAGAGCACCGATCCTACCGGCAAGCCACGCTTCCTCGCGGTCGATGACCCCTTGGAAGTCGGCGTCGCCGAGGCTGGTGCTGATGAGAGCACTGGCCTCGGCGAACGTCAGGAGGGACATGGCTACGTCTGCCTGGCCGTTGGCTCAGGAGACCTTGACGTTGCGGAGGACGGCAGCGGCCTTGCTCGCCTTGAGCGCGACCGAGACCGGACCCATCTCGACCTCGCCGGTCTTCACGGCACCGGCCGTTGAGAAGTCAGGCAGCCAGGTGTTGACGAGCTTGCCGGGGACCGCGACGCCATGGAACCCGTCCATGCCGAAGCGCACGGCGTACAGGTCGGTCAGCCCGCCGGGAGAGGTGCTGCCGCCACCGGGGGTCGTCAGCGTCGGGACGTATGACCCGCCGCCCACGAGCAGGGAGCTGTCGACGGAGATGAGCGGGACATCGACGCCCGCGTAGCGGCCGGCGAAAGTGAGGACCATCGGCGTGGTGCTGACCGGACCGCCGGATTGCGTGACGTCGCCGGAGTCGATGTTGGACAACAGGTTCAGCGCCGTGACCACGGTGGCGGCAGTCGCGTCGAAGGCGATCGCCGCGGTCGTCTGACCCTGGAAGCTGATCGTGTACGTGCCGCTCGTGACGGTGCCGGACTTCGTGACCGTCTGCTGTTCGTTGGTCCCGGCGGCGAGGTTCGGGATGATGAGCGCCGAGGACCCGGCCTTTTCGCCGACGTCGATCAGCGGGATGCCGCGGAAGAACTCCTGCTCGACGCCGAAGGCATCGACAGCGGAGCGCAGCTGGCCGGTGAACCCGGCGACCATCGAGATCATCGACTTGGCCGTGCCGTTGAGGAGGATCACGTCGGGCCGGCCGTCCATCTTGGCGAGCCAGGCGTTGATCCGCTGGACGGCAGACAGCGCCAGCGCCTGCGTGTTGACGGCGGTCAGGTCGAGCAGCGGCCCGGCCTCCTCGGTCGAGGACCCGATGAGCGCCTGGTTGAGCCCGTCGAAGCCGTCGGTCGTCACGGCATCGTTGCCGTTGATGACCTGGTCGCTGAAGTAGGCGCCGGCCGCCTTGATGAGCTGGGCGAGCTGGAAGCCGACCTCGCTGATGGCGCCGATGCCGGTCAGCACGCGGTCGATCTGGAAGCTGCCACCGAGCGGTCGCAGGTTGGTCGTGAACTGCGCCTTCTCGACCTGGGTCGGGGTGTATTCCGCGTTGATGGCGCGGAACGCGGCGGCGCGCTGGGTGGTCTGGCGGGTGTACCCGTAGGTGAGGGTCGAGCCACCACCGGCTGGGTTGACCGACTGGTCGAACGGCAACCGATCGAGCAGGTAGCTCGACTTGCGGAACTCGTCGATGACTTGGTGGTCGATGTCGCTGTCGGCGTTCAGTGACGCCTGGGCGAGAGTGACTGCCATGTTGGTTCTCCCGCGAGTAGGGAGTCATCCCGCGTTCCACCTTCACTCGCACTCGGGTGGACGGGCCGACGGCTGGTGCCGCCTGGGTCAATGTTTCGTGTAGTGGCCCGCGATGGCGCTTTCGAGATCCTTGGCCTGCGCCGGTTGGCCCGTTTGGGCGCCAGCGGTGACGGTGCCCGGGCCAGCCTTGGCGAACATCTCGGGGATGTCCTTCTTCATCTGCTCCACCGCCTTGTCGAGATCGGTGATCTTGCCCGCCTCATCGACCTTGAGGGCCGAGATGAGGTCCGACCGCAGTGCCAGGTCGAGAAGCGTCTCGTTGGTGGCGCCTGCCACTCGGAGCGCGGCCTCGACGCGTACGGCGCGGATGCTCGTCTGCCACTTCGCCCGTTCCGCAGCCGTCGCGGCGTCGGAAGCTTCCTTGATCGCCTTCTCTGACTCGGACAGGCCCGCGGCCCTGAGGGTCTCGAGTTCGGTCTGCGCTGCCTTCAGCGCGTCCTGTGCTTCCTTGGCGGTCTTCCGCTCGGCTGCGATGGCACGCCTGCCCGCCTCTCCGACCTCTGGATCGCCCGTCGCGGGCGGTGTCGGCGGAGTGGGCTCGGGTGCCGGGCTGACCGGCGTGGTCTGGGCCGGCGTCGCACCGGCCACGGCGGGCATCGCGCCCGCAGGAGTGATCGTGTCTGTCATGGTACCGCTGTTTCCTCCCTATGCAAGTGCTGAATGGACTGCCGGCATCACCGGCTCCGTGACCGGCTCGTTTTGGACCGGCGCGGGCGGGGCCTCGGCGAGTCGCTGCTTGACCAGGGCGATCTGCCGCGGTGAGAGCCCGAGTTCCTCCCAGATGGTCTCGTCATCGATGCCGAGGGTCTGCCATTTGACCATCGCGTCGGTGTGGGCGGCCTCGGACCGGCTCTCGGATGGAGCCCAGATGATCTCGGCATTGAGGTCGTTCGCGCGCGGATCGTCACGGAAGGCAAAGTTGAGACGGAAGACCTCCTCCCACGACTCGCCCTTGTGGAGCTTGGAGTCGTCCACCTTGTGCTCGAGGCCCGACTCGGCGGACTTCAGCGACTCCCCGGACGGCGGCTGGCCTGACTGCGGCAAGAGGTAGTGGTAGGGCGTCCGGCTGATCGCGCCGAGATGCTGCACCTCCATCTGGATCTGGGCGACGATCGACGCCGTATCCGTCTGCTCGAACTCGCCGAACTCCGGCTGGTGATCGTCGCCAGTCGGGTCCTCGGGGTCGGGCGGCGGCAGGATCCACAGGCGATCGACCGCGGCCCTGAACGGCTCGAGTGGCTGTCCCGTCTTCTCATCGATCTCGACCTGCCAGTTCTTCAACCAGCGCTGACGGAATGCGGCGAGGTCGGAGGCGTTGATGCCATCGGCGCGGAGCTTGTTGATCGCGTCCTGGTTGCTCATGACCATGGCGATCTCGGACTGCCCGTCGTCGGGACCGAGGACGCCAGGCAGAGGGCGCCCGTAGGCATCGAGGACCAGCCCCGTGAGGCGCGGCCGATTGACGATCGGGACGATCGGAATGACGCCGAGCGGGTTCTGCACGGGCCACGGTTCGCCCGCGATCTCGTCGCGGGTCCACTGAGCGACCCGGCCCCAGTTGGCGAGGCTGAACTCGGCCGACTGCTGGACAGAGCGGAACTTGTAGATCCCATCGGCCAAGTACAGCTCGGCTCGGTAACGGCCGTCATCGGCGAGCCACCGCTTGAGTGCAGCCCGACGCTTCCAGCTCTTGCCGGGCTCGGTCTCGACCACGACCTGAAGTGGTGACTCGATCGTCGCCTCGGGCTCGCCACTGACAGGGTCGGGCCACACGAGCACGTAGGCGATCCCCTTGACGAGCGCCTCCGTGTGTGCGATCTGAGACTCGGCGTCCAGCCGGTTGGCCTGCCACCACGCCCAGGCATCCGTATCGCCGTCGCGGTTGTCGCCGATCCGAATGCCCTGCACCTGGATCCGTTCGCGGTGGGCGTCCACGACGAGGCTCATGAAGTTGGAGCTGAACTCGCGGAAGCGGTCGCCGAAGGCCGCGCGAAAGGTGTCGGACACGAAGGCGAGCGGCTGTCGACCGGCGTAATACGCCTCATAGCGTTCCATCTGGTCGCGGCGCCCGTCGAGCCGCTTCGAGAGCCTGGCCAGCCACCATTCCAGAGAGCCGGTCGCGAGTGCACGCGGCTGCATCGGATCGAGCATCAGAACCCCACCGCCTTCTGTGGCTTGCGAATGAACGTCGTTGGCGGTTCGAGCATCGCCATCGCGACCGCCCGGACCATCGCCACGGCGGCGACGTTGGGGCGGGTCGAGCCGTGCTTGGAACGGGTGACCTTCATGCCGCGGTCGGTCAGGACCGCCGTCGTGTTGGCCACGTGCTCAGCCAGGATCGGGTCGTCGTCGTGGACCAGGCGCCCGGTCGTGATGAGCTCATAGGCCAGGGTCGTGGGCGGAGCCATGATCGAGGCCGTCATCGGCACGTCGACCATGTTCAGGCCGTCCTGTTCGAGGATCTCGGCCGACTCGCCGAACGCCTGGCGGTCGAAGCCGTAGGCGGGTCCGGGCAGCGGTCGCTTGGTCTTCTCGTCGCGCGCCTGCGGCAGGGGGAACTCAGCCCGGAGGTCCCGCAGACGCTGGCGCATCGCCTCGGTGCTGGCCATGCCCGTCGAGGACTCGGGAGCGAAGAGCCGCGCGTTCACCACGACCTTGTCTCCCTGGCGCTGCGCGACCGCGACGGCGCCCTGGTCGCCACTCGGGCTCTTGTCGATCCCGACTCCGATCGGCAGCGCCGTGTTGAGCGGCAGGTCGCCCAGGGTGCCGCTCCAAGCGCCCTCGCGTAACCAGGTGTCCTCGAACCCGACGAACTGGTTGAGGTGGTAGCGGCGCCACTCGAGGAGCGCTCCGCGCGCCTTGAGCCGTGCGAACTGCGCGCCGAGGTATTTGCCGTCGTGCAGCCAGCTGATCGGGTTGCAGGCGAACCAGACGGCCGGATCCTCGATGTCCGCGTCGCGTGGGGCGCCGTACCAGTAGATGAGCGTCCCGTTGACCCGGTCGCGGTAGATGTGCAGGGAGCCCCGGACCTCGAGCTCGCCGGTCCCGCTGAAGATGCTGTCGTACAGGTCGGCCAGG